GCAGCTAACCCAGATGGGAACTTTGCTAACTTTATGATGGTATTGGTGGCAGCACCAGTAGTAATGGCGTGGGTAGGACTCTCTATATTTCTGGTTACGATGGCATTTCGCCATCCAGAGGTAGTAGAAGATATAGAATCTTATAAGTCAGTATTACTGATTATAGGCTCACCCGCATTAGTTATCATATATAAAGTATTAGAACTATGGACTGCTCAACAGAACAGTCAGATAGAACAAACAAGAAAGGGTACGTTCCGTAATGGAGACGAACACGAACACGAAGAAAAAGAGGATAACAAAGAATGAAAGCATCTGATATGCTTCATTTAACAAATAAACTTGACACCATCTTATCTGAGATAGATGACTTAAGAGCAATGATATTAGAATCTACTTATCAAAACTACGAAAAGAGCGAAAAAAAAGAGTAACGATGCTTTTATATATACTTAAAGCAAATATTTAATATATGTTCCAATGTCCGTATTCCAGTTGTGGTGCTATTTTCGATGATAGTGGTATTCGTGATAACTTAATGCGCTTCAAACAAGGGCAATGCCCAAGATGCGTAAAAGAAATCAGTGTTGATTTTGACTTGAGTAAATACGGAAGCGCACCAGTGCCAGAAGTAATAGAAGAAATTCTAGAAGATGTCCCTGAGTCTGAAGTAGTATCGGAAACGATAGAGACTGAAGAAGAGAATTGGGAAGATTGTACGGTGTCGGAATTAAAGAAAGCTTTAAAGAAACGTGGACTCTCTACTAAAGGAAAGAAAGCGACTTTACTTAAGCGTTTGGAAAAGGAATAAGAATGAATGACTTCGAATTGCAAGAGTTGAAAGACCAACTTATACGGTTAGATGATTTAATGAAATTACTAATCGCTAAAGAATGCAATTGTGTGGCGTGCCTGTTAAAGGGATGCGACTGTTGCGAAAATAAAGGCGACGTCGATGACTTGATTGAAAAATATCAAGCAGGTGACGCAAAATTAAGAACAGAAAAGCGTAAACAGAAACACGAAGAAGAATACAAAAGAAAAAAGGAAGAAGCGTTAAAAAATAAGGAGAGTTAAAAATGGCGACAGAGATATTATTAAACGATGGTGGTGCCCCAGCAAGAATTTTACCATTCACAGCGGGAGAAGCCATTACAGCGGGAGATGCACTTGCGGTAGGTAATGATGGAGAAATAATCCAAGCACATACTGGCCACAGTCACGGAGCAGGACATATAGAATATATGATAGGAGTAGCCTTAACTAGTGCTGCATCTGGAGAACCTTGTAATGTTGTTTCAGGAAAGGGTATTATAGTTAACTGTAATGTTGAAGATATAACAGAAGGTAAAGGACTAAAGGTAGGTGGAACAGCAGGCCGACTTGCAGCTAGCACAACTTTCGGTCACACCTGTGCAGTTTGTTTAGAGGACACCGGCGCAGCTGGACTACATAAGATTATGATTATAGGTGGTTAAATATGGACGAAAAAACTATAGAAGACCAACTAGAAGGCATTCATCAATTACTAGAAGCCTTACTATCCTGTATAGGAAATGATCAAGAATGCTGCAAAAAAGAAGATTGTGGTTGTGAGGAGGAATAAATATGGCTAAAAAAGAAGATTTACTAAAGGGAGAACATTTTCACGGAAATAATCCTGATATGAAACTAGATTTTCCAAAACCAGATAACGCAGAAATAGATGAGATGAATTACAAGAAACCTATCACATCCTATAAGGATATAAGAAATCCTAAAGAGATGCGTTATATAGATGGAACATCAACCCCTGACACTCTTAATGTTGACTTTATCGATGATAAAAGTAATTACAAGAGTTCTAACATACAAACCAATGCCGAGACTTCCAATAGTGATGGAAGTTAGGTAGTATGGTCTACAAGAGGAAACCAGCCAAGAAAACCGCAGCTAAGAAAAAACAAGCAGCAGCTCGAAAGAGAAAGGGTGGTTCTAATGTAGGTAAATATAAAGGAGTGAAATCCTTTGCTGGTCCATCAGGAGGAGCTCCTGCTGGTAGTTTTCCAATTAATACCTTAACGCGTGCTAAATCAGCTTTGAAGTTAGCACATAATGCGCCAAGACCTGCTGGTATTAGGGCGGCAGTGTATAGAAAATATCCACAGCTTAGACCTTCTGCCAGAAAAACAAAGACTTCCAGAAAGAAGAAATGAAAGAAACAGTTGAAGAATATGAGACCCGACTCCGAGAACGAGTAGGGGAAGGAGAGTACGAGCGTCATCGTGAATTAGTGATATTACTTGCTCGTAATCTTGCACTTGAAGACATTCTATGGGAAGAAATAACAACCCACATTCGTGATATGGGATTACGAAATGATTTATTAAAACAACGCAATCAGATTGTTAAGGATATACATACTGAATTCCGTGCACTTAAGATTGAAGTTCCTACTCTAGTCGAGAAAAAGACAGAAAATTTTATGGATTTCTTAGGAGGTTTAGATGAGTCAAGTAAAGAACGAGACGAAGAATCTGAAAACAGTACTTACGGGGCGTAACGCTTTCGATTCTAGGCAACTAGAAAAATTCTTTGATAAGGTAAGATGCGATGAAAATAAGATGGAAAAACTTATTGAAGCATTCTGTGAAACTTATCTAGTTGATAATCGTAAAAGACCGCTTCGCCTTCGACCTCTTCAGTTAGAAATTATTACTAAATCTTTAACTTATCCAGAAGGAGACCCAAAAAAACAACGGAAGATGGCTATCCTAGCACCAAGAGGTAGTGGAAAATCGTGGGCTCTTTCGGTATCTGCTACAATTTATATGTTTTTTAAAAGATTCCGTGATATGGTTTTTGTTATTGCACCCACAGAAGACCAAGCAGCTCTTATCTTTAATTACGTATTAAGGCATTTCCAAGATAATGCCTTTCTTAGTTCTTTAGTAGATAACTATAAGTTGCATAATAAACCGCACATTAAATTAAAGGGTGGTACTATGCTTAGGCGCTCTCCGATTGCACCCACTAATCAAGGACAGGCAATACGTGGACAGCATCCGACCTTTTTAATTGTAGATGAGAGTCCACTTATAGCAGATTCTCTATTTGTGGATAATGTAGAACCTTCTATTATAGCAAATAAAGCTCCTTTTATAAATCTAGGAACCCCTAAAACAAAGGAGAATCATATGCATCGTTATTTATATGATGAAAATTATGCTGAAAGTTTTACTCGCTTACATTATACTTGGAAAGATGCAGTGATTAAAGGAAAAGCATATAGTCCACCATATGATGAGGAAGAAATGCTTACTAAAATGTTAGAGTGGGGGCAAGACTCATTATATTGGAAGACAGAATATGAATGCGAATTTGTAGAGAGTGTTTCTAATGTTTTTACTACTGAGCAAATTCGAGGGTGTTTTGATGATTACGAACTTACAACTCTGGAAGCTATTGCGGATGGAGAGGAACCAGGTTCTAATAATTGTGTTGCTATTGATATTGGTAAATCTGTTAATAGTACAGTTATTAGTGTGTGGCGTACTGAGAAATCTGATACCGGAAATATTACACGACTTATATATCTAGAAGAAATTGGCCCTAAATCTGGTGGTCACGATATTCCATACCAACGTCGGCGCATTATGGAAGTAGCACAAATCTTTAATGCTGTTCGTGTTATTTTGGATGCTACCGGAATTGGTGGTGCATTTGAAACAGAGATAAGAACAGAGTGTATTCCTCTTTCTATCCATTTCTTACCTTTTATTTTTACAGGAGGGGCGAAAGGTAGTAAAACATTAATATATAGGGATATGGTATCCTTCATACAAAAGGGAGCGGTAAGAGTTCCTAATCCAGATGCTCTACCACCAGAACAAGCTAAATTAGTATGGAAGTGGTATAGAGAACATATTGAAATAGAGTATGTAATGGATGCAGCAAATAAGACAGAAAAGATTGCAGCACCGAACGGAAAGCACGATGATTATTGTGATAGCTCTGCTATGGGTATTCACGCTTCTTTATCTATGCTACCCGGAGATTCTTCTTTCACATCCATCACTTTAAGTAAGGGAAGTCCACGACGTTTTGGAACCCCAGCACATAGTTTTGCAACTACCCGAATGGGAGCAAAATCAATGAAAAATACAAAAAATTTACCAAGAGGTATATAGCGTAATCTTTAAATATTAATTTATCGAGTTTAAATATAGGTAGTAATGGCGTTAAAAGATTATTGGCCTTTCAAAAGGCGAGAATTTGCCCAAACAGGGAGCAATCCTCCTTACAAGAAGGACGACCCTCGTAGTTTTGGAGAAGGTATAATAAGAAGAATAAAGTTGAATAAAAGTAGATTCGGCAGAGACTTCGAACCTCAAATTGGGGATAACCGTAGATATATGAATATTTATTTATCAGACCCTTTAATACGAACTCTTATCGACTTACCTTGTATTTATGCAGTAAAAGATGGATATGACATCGTTACTGATAACGAGGAAGAAAGAGAACGCATTACTAAACTTTTTAAAGAGATTAATTTAGAACTTACAATTTATAGTTGGTTACGCAATGCTCGTATATTCGGAACGGGATATATGGAATGGACTGATGATAATTTAGTTTTACGCTCTTCGCAGAATATGTATGTTCAGCGAGATGAGAATGGTCAAATTATGTATTACTACCAAGATGTTGGGAATGATTCAGAGAATGTTAGGTTTGAAGAAGATGAAATTATAGAATTAAAGAATAACCCTTTTGATGATTATGCGTATGGTTTATCAGATATTCATACAGTTCAATATCTGGTTGATTTAAAAGATTATGCAGAACGTGATGTAGGTGCCGCACTTAATAAATATGCTAACAGTCGTTATGATGTAAGTTGTGGATTACCAGATATGCCTTACGGTCCAGATAAGATAAATGAAATAGTTAATGCTTTTAATGGATTAGAACCGGGCGAAGATATAATTC